ATGCGTAATTGCAGCCTTCCGCGTGGCGGGACTTGAAAAAGCCACAAAACAGGCTGCAGAGAAAATCATCAGCACATTCATGAAGAAGGAGGTAAATTAAAATGTCTGGAACATTTGTAGTGGGCGAAACCAAAATCCGCCCCGGCGTTTACACCAGATACGAGAACGCTGGCGGCGTAGAGCTCGCTGGCGCAAGTAACGGCGTAGGCGCAGCAATCATCAGAGCAAACTGGGGACCGCTTAACAAAGTTACGTGGATAGAAAGCCCAGTAGACGCAGCTGCAGCCTTCGGAGCGCCCGGCACCAACCTCACGGTCAACATCGTGGACGAAATGCTGGCAGGCGGAGCTTCCAAGGTAGCCGCCGTCAGAGCAGGAACCGGAGGCACCGCAGCGACAATCACGCTGAAGGACACAGCAGGATCACCGGTCAACGTGGTCACCATCACCGCAAAATATCCCGGAGCAAGACCGTTCTCGGTAACAATCAGAGACAGCCTCGCAGACGCCAACAAGCGCGAATGCATCATCTACTCCGGGACATCGGAATTCGAGAAGGTCACATTTGCCAAAGGAGCAACCGGAGACGGAGAACCCGCAGCGCTTGTCGCAGCTTTCGCGAACAGCGCAAACTTCACAGCAACCAAAGTCGCCGACGGAACAAAGGCCCTCGCAGCGGTATCCAGTACGGCATTCACAGCCGGAACGGACCCGGCAGTTACATCTGCAGAGTACAGCTCAGCGCTTAACGTGCTCGAGGCCGCAGCTTGGAACGTCCTGATTGTTGATACTTCGGACACAGCCGTACACGCGCTGGTAGCCGCATTCATCGACAGGATATACGAAGCCGGAAGCAACTGCATGGCGGTATTAGCAGAGCCGAAATCCATCGCGCTGGCAACAAGAATGACGAACGGCGCAGCATTCAACGATGAGAAGATCATCTACCCATTGAACAGCGCATACGACGCAAGCGGCACGCTGTACGAGGGATACCTTCTCGCAGCACGCATAGGAGGCATGGTAGCTGCAATCCCGTCTAACCAAAGCCTAACACACGAAGTCGTGAGCGGCATGGTAAGCCTTGCAGAACCGCTGACAAACACCGAAATCGAGACAGCGCTGCAGAGCGGATGCCTTGTTTTGAGTACCAACACATCCGGACAGATCTGGATCGAGCAGGGCATCAACACACTGGTAACCCCGAGCGGCAATCAGGACGCAGGCTGGAAGAAAATCCGCCGCGTAAAGACACGTTTCGAGCTTATCGACAGAGTCAACGATACCGTCGCCCCGCTGATCGGCAAGGTCAACAACGACAGCGACGGACGCGCGGCCATCATCGCCGGAGCCAACGGAGTCATCAAGAGGATGATCGGCGAGAAGAAGCTGCTAAGCGGAAACTGCATGGAGGACCCGTCGAACCCTGCTGCAGGAGACAGCGCATGGTTCATCATCGCGGTGGACGATATCGACAGCATCGAGCGCGTATACCTGACCTTCAGGTTCAGGTTCAGCGCTGAAGCCTAAGAAAGGAGGAAGCAAGCATGTTTAATAACAGAGGACCGATAGACACAAGAAAAGCACTCACCGGCAAAAACGGTGCGCTTTTCAATGACGCAGGAACGATGCTGGCCACGGTCGAAACATTTCAGACCCAAGTTAACGTCACCAACGCGAAGTACCAGCCACTGGGAGACGCGCAAGAGCATGAAGTATTTCAGGCATACGGAGTCACCCTCACATTCACGGAGATCGTCATCGAGGACGAGAGCTTCATCAAGGAGCTGTTCGAGGCTTTCTCGACCGGAGTCATGCCCGAATGGAGCTTCCAAGGCGTGGTACAGGGACGAAACGGAAGCCAGCAGCGCATGGTATACAGAGGCGTCGTGCCGAGTGGTACCATCGACCTGCAGAACCTCTCCGTGGGCGACATCATCAAGAGAGCATGGAGCCTGTACGTCAACGACCCGCCTGAGCTTCAGAGCCTACTCAGGGCCTAAAAGCAAGCGGAACACCGTAACAATATAGCCCGCGCCGGAAAAGACACCGGTGCGGGCTTAATTTTTGATTTTTGATAGGAGGAAATCGAAATGGCAGATACCGAGAAAACCAAAAAGACTGGCATTCAGGACGCAGACCTGACCGAAGAAGAAGCAAAGGCCCAGCTTCGCACATACGAAGGCGACATTTTGAAAGGACTTCTTGCTGCTGCAGACTTCCGGGAAGACGAAGACAGCGTGACCCCCATAGAAATCGCACGCGGAGGCGTCGTGTTTTTTACCTTCCGAGTCCGACCTTTATCGGAGGAAGAATATAACCACTGCAAGGAGAAGAACACCAAGTACGTCCGCAACAAGCAGCTGGGAATTAAATTCCCGGAAGACACCAACGCAACCAGATACCGCAGCCAGCTCATCTACGAGGCAACCGTAGAGGAAGACAGGGCAAAGGTATGGGACAACAAAGAAGCATGGAGAGCTCTCAATGTATTAAATGGAATCGACCTAATAGATAAGGTTTTGCTTGCGGGAGAAAAGGACGCAGTACTGAACAAGATCGATGACATCAGCGGATACAGCTCCACGCTGGAGGAAGTCTCAAAAAACTAATAGAGGCAGGCGGGATGGCGACCGTCCTGCATCATATTTTTCAAAAAACCGGCTTAACCCCGGACGAAGTCATGGCAAAGCCGCCCGGCGTCCGAGCGTTTATGTTTGCTTCCACCCGGATACAGGTGGAGGCGGATAACCAAGGAAGGGAGGTGGACTAATTGGCGGCAGAAACATTCCGCATTGAGATACCGATCGAGGTACAGGACAAGACCGAACCCGGCGTATCACAAGCGACAAAAAAGGTCTCGCAATTCGACAAGACCATCGAGAAAACCAAGTCCAAGATGGACGAATTCAACAAGACCAAATTCAGCGCAGTAATAGAGGCGGTCGACAAGGCCAGCGCTGTAGCAGGCCGAATCGGAACAACACTCAAAGGCATAACCGGCAAGGTATGGCACGTCACCATGTCCGTGCTCGACAAGGCCACAGCACCAATCCGAGGCGTCATAAACCTGCTGAAGAACCCACTGATCCAGCTCGGAGCAGTGATAGGCATATCGGTCAGCTTGAAGGACACAATCGACACATTCTCGACCTTCGAGGCGACCATGAGCAAGGTGCAGGCCGTCGGAGAATTGACATCAGAGCAGCTGGCGGTCGTAACCGCGAAGGCCAAGGAGATGGGCGCGACGACAAAATTCACGGCAACCGAGGCCGGAGAAGCATTTACCTACATGGCGCAGGCAGGCTGGACCACAGAACAGATGCTGGCCGGTATTGATGGCGTCCTCGCACTTTCAGCGGCAGACGGGCTCGACCTCGCGTCCACCGCCAGCATAGTAACAGACACCCTCGCTGCCTTCGGCCTGCAGGCTTCAGATACAGCGCACTTCGCCGATGTTCTGGCCAAGGCCGCAGCAGCAACCAACGTAGACGTGGCCCAGATGGGCGAAACATTCACCTATGTAGCACCAATCGCGGGAGCCATGGGATACAGCATCGAAGACATGAGCACCGCAATCGGCCTCATGGCCAACTCAGCAGTAAAAGGCAGCATGGCCGGTACCGCACTAAAGACGGCGATCAGTAACATGGTCACTCCAACCGACGAACAGGTAGAGCTCATGAAGAAGCTCGGTGTCAGCATGACCGACAGCAAAGGCAATGCGAATTCATTTATGACCGTCATGAAGGACCTCCGGACAGGCTTCTCAAAGCTAAGCGAAACAGAGAAAACAGCAGCGGCTTCTACCCTATTCGGTAGCTACGCCATGAGCGGTATGCTGGCAATCATTAACGCATCAGACGAGAGCTTCAGCAGCCTTGCAGAGTCCATCGAGAACAGCCAAGGCACAGCGGAGCAGATGGCCGAAGTCATGCTGGACAATCTGGCCGGTTCGTTTACCCTGCTGCAGAGCGCCATGGACGGCGTCAAAATCTCTCTCGGAACAAGACTCGCTCCATACCTGCGGGAATTTGCATCATGGCTCACAAACAAGATGCCAGCAATCGAGAAAGCCGTCGGAGGAGTGATGGACTACGTCGACGAGAAGATCAAGTGGCTAAGAGAAACCATTAACGACTTCACCAGCGGCGAAGACTGGGAGAACGCGGACATCTGGGAGAAAATCAAAATCGCATGGGACAAGATAGTCGCCGAGCCTTTCAGCGCATGGTGGAACAGTACCGGCAAGGCATGGTTCGCAGAAAAGGCAGCAGCCATCGGTAAAGGACTGGGCAGCGGCCTCAAAATGGGCCTGCTGGCCATACTCGGAATCGATGTAAGCAAGACCTTTGATGAAGGCCAATCCGTCGGAGCCAGCTTCATACAAGGCTTCAAGGAAGGCTTCGACACAGAGCAGATAACAGAGGCCCTGAAAACATGGGCCGAGAACAACAAGGAAGTAGTGGCGGTCCTCGGAGTAGTCCTCGGAGGGAAGCTCATAGGCGGAATTTACAGAGGCGTAAAGGAAGCCAAAAGCCTGATTACAGACATCAAGAACATTTTCAAAAAAGGCAGTGGGGACACGCTGCCCGGAGCCTCACCATCCGCATACACAACGACCACCATGACGGTAACGGCCAACGTGGTCAATGTTTACGGCAAAAGCGTAAACAACATAGGCCAGGCGGCCAAAGATATTATAAAAACAGCCGGAGGAGCCGCAGGCGGCGCAGCATTGGGCGCGGGAGGAGCAAAGGCTCTACTGACAGCCGGAGGAGCTGCAGCATTACCCGCAGCAGGAACCCCCCTACTATTACCAGGAGCCGGAGGAGCTGCAGCCGCAGCGACAGCCGGAGGATTAACATCAGCAACCGGAGCACTCGGAACCCTGCTGCAGGCGGGATCGACTTCTTCAGTAATCGCGGCAGACGGAACGCTTCTCGCAGTAACCGGAGGCGTCGGCGGTACACTTG